TTTTTATCTCAGACTGTTACATTACACAAATTACAATAGTGATATATTTTTATATCAAAGCAGATTTATATATTTATTTGTCACATTTTTACATATAGCTGATTATATTAAAACTGACAAAATGGAGGTGAGTATGGAACGTCGTTTGAAAAATGCGAGCAGCAGAGTTAGGCACGATCTGTCGTTGCTGCCGGACACAGTTCGGAGTTACTATCAGTTACAATCTAAAACCGGGATAGTTAAAAAATCGGAAATAATAGATTTTTCCGTTGCCGTGGCGGAGCATGTTGTTTTGAACCATCCTTCTATTGTGCATGAGATCAGACCGGAGGTGAAAATTTATGGCAACGATTGACTTAGAGAAACTCAGGCGTTTGCGGAGAGTTGACATAAAAAACATAACAGGATACTCGTATAACACTCTAAAAAAGTGGGAAAAGGAATCTGGATCTGAATATATTAACAAAGACGAAACTTGGGATCTGATCAAGTTGTTTCGTTTTCGCGAGGCAACTGCAAAATTTAATACAGGTGATGAAAAAAAAGACTTAGAACTCGAGAAATTGCGAAAAGAGATTGAATTTAAAGATTCGCAAATTCAGAAAAACTTGAGAAACATGGTTGAAACATCATACATGGAGCAACTTGAGGCATCAAGGGCAGCAACGCTCAGGAATTTTTTAGAGACAACGTTGATGCAAAACTTACATTTGTTTGTTGGAAAAAAGCTTGCGCAGATGAGAGTGGTAGCAAGAAAGCTTATTATTGCTGCAATGGATGAATGGGCAGGTGCAGAAATTGAAAAAAGGTGAAATTAAATTTAAAATACCCAAAGTTAAACATGGGTACCCGCTACTCCCCGGGGAAAAAGAAAACTATCGAATAAAGGAAAAACCTATCCCTGTTGAATGGGCTAAAAAACACTGGAAGTTGACAAAGGTTTATGCACAAAAAGGAAAATTTATACCCCACAAGTGGCAAAAGTTTTTGATAAATCTTGTAGCATATGTTAACACCACTCTAACAGTGGCACCTGTGAGATCAGGCAAAACAATGATTGATCAGATAAAATGGGGTTATTGCATAGATAATTACGATATGGGAGGCATGATTGTATTTCCCAATGAAAAGGTTGTAAAAAAGAATTTTAAACTTAGGGTTATACCTGCGATTAAAAACATACCAGTTCTGAGAAAATACTGGTCGGGCAAAGATGATGATTTAACAATTGAAAATCTAATTCTCACGAATTGCTTATGGGGTATAGCGTCGGCGTGGAACAAAGACGATCTGGCAACATTTGGTGCACAATGTGTTTCTGCCGACGAGTGCAGCAAATGGAAAAAGCCGAGAGATTTTGACCCGTTTGATTTGTTACGTGGTAGGCAAGATGATTATCGCAGAATAGGCGAATGGCGTTTTTTTGGTTGTAGTTCACCATTTGATGTGGGTGATTTGTATTATAACGAAATCTATAGACCTGGAAACATAATAATAACGCCGCATTTCCCATGCTCACACTGCGGCGAATTATTTGAGTGGTCCGATCATCACATAAGGGAAAATTTACCTAAAGGTTCAAGGTTAAGAAAAGATCCTATTCGCATTCTTGATTTAAAAGAACTGGCTGTCAGATATGAGTGTCCGCATTGCAAGCAAGAAATAACAGAAGATGATCGAGTTGAGATCATAGACAATGTTGTGTGGGCTGCACCCAAATACGATTTGAAAAATTTTAAACAGGATTTTCAAATTGTAAACGATGGTACAACTATTGAACCGTTAATTGATTTAACCAAATATGAAGCGGTGTGCCCGATGTGGAACAAGCTAATAGAACCCACATATAAATTTTATAGATGTCTGGCAGAGTATTTTGACTCATTTAGATCACCTATAAAACGCAAAGCGTACGAAAATGAAAAAATGGCAAGATTTATGAGAAAGGATTCTAAAAAGAGGTCTAAAGAATATTTTTTACAACGTAAATTTGGTTACATGCAATACGGACCTGATGCGCATGTACCTGATGGCGTTTTAGTTGTCTCATGCACGTTTGACACACAGGACAATGGGTTGTATTATATTATACGGGGCTGGGGTAAGGATATGGAGACCTGGTTGATACGTCACGATTTTATAGATTTACCGTTTGACGATGAGGGTAGAAATAAAGAAAAGGCACTTGAAATAGTGCAATCACACTTTAAAAATCAGTTAACAAAAAAGACAGGCGAAAAAATACAAATTATGTTTGGGTTAATAGATCAAGGTGGGCATAGAGCCGCATACGTTAAATATTTTTGTGATCATATTTGGTGGCTGCATCCATACATTGGAAATCCGAGAATAAATTATAAAGAGCCAATGATTGAAAAACGGGAAAAGAGAAATTTTTACTACGGACAAACAGAATTGTTATCTGAAAAGGTTGAGGGTCGCATTGGAAAACCCAACTGGCACTTACCTGATGATGTTACAGACACTTATTTAACTCAACTCGTTGCTCAATACTGGGTAACAGAGTATGATGAATTTGGCCAGGCTAAAAAGAAAATGATAAAACTTCCCGACGATCATTTGAGGGACTGCGAAAATTATCAGGAGGGCGTTGTCGAAATATTAGAATTAGAGGATCACTTGTTTAAAGATGAGGGTGTTAGTCTGATAAAAAAATACAATGAAGACACAAATAAAGAGGTAGAAAAACCAACAATTAAAGAGGTGGAAAAACAAAATGAAAAATTAATTACCAGGGGTAGACAAAAAAGAGGTTTTGAAAGAGGGAGTAAAAACTGGTTATCTGTTATCCATAGAAGGAGATAAAAATATGTCAAAAAACAAAAAAAACAAACAGTCTGTGTATTGTGGCACATCAAACCATATTGAAACTTTACAGGTAGAAGCGGAAGATGTGAAGCCAGTAAAAAGTAAGGTGGTGGAATCTATACTGGTTTGCATCTGCGATGTAGAGAGTCAAGATAAAAAAATAATTGAATATGATAACCTTGGGTATCAGCACTATGAATCTGTGTGTATTCCTGGGTCATCTGAAATGATATTACGCTTTAGAAAGTATTAACCCGTACAAACGGCTTAACACGTTAACACGGGTTAATGGTCAATATTGGTATTGATTATTTTATTATTATTAATAATATTTATAAAGGTGATAAAAAATGAAATAAAATATTAAATATTTAACGAGAAAACATATATGTTCTTCGCACATCTTACCACTAATACCTCTGTTACTGTTAGCCGGAATGCGTGTAGCTATTATGCTACGCGCATTTTTTATTGTCAGGGGGTTAATGGTGGCGTTTGACTTAGTGTATTTGCAGAATTTAGAAGAGCAGATGGCGTTATTGTCATCTGGTGAGGCTACAACCGTTAACATAAACGGCAAATCGTATACTGTTGAGAATCTAAGCGCGTTGCAAAAACACTATGATTGGGTGCAGTCAAAGATAAACGAACAGACAAATGGTAGTATGATCCCTGTTTCGTTTGTAGACAAGAGGCGGTTATGATAGCACCTCCTCCAATGTCAAAACCATTAGTTTCTAAAAAGGCCGATTCGGTTCGTGTTCGTATGGCTTCTCAACGTGACATGAGAGAGATACGCTCTGAAATAATGTCAAAATATTTTTCATCCAGGCAGCACTATGATGCTGCGTCTCGAAACAGACTGCGCGATGATTGGAGCACTATTTTTGATGTGCCATATTCTGACATTAAAAACGATTTGATGTATTTAATTGCCAGGTCCAGACGCGAGGTTTCTAATAATGGTATTGCGCAAGGGATAGTGAAAACTGTTGTATCAAATGTTATTGGTACGGGTATGTGGCCGAAGCCGAATGTAAAGGATAAAAACGGCAAATTGCTTAAAAAAATAAACCAGGCGTTTGAATACGGATGGAATCGATTTGTAGATCAATTTGACGTTACTGGACATAGTGATTTTTATCACAGTCAAGCCATGATGTTAGAAACTGAAATTGTGTCTGGCACTATATTGCTCAATCGTGCTAAGGCTCCCAAAAACGCTTATTTACAATTAGCATATCAGATGATTGAGCCTGACAGGTTGGATACAGGCAAAGATAATCAAGTGATAACATTAAACCAAAACGATCCGCAAAAGCAAATCTTGCATGGAATTGGTATAGATGAATATTATCGTCCTGTGAGGTATTATATAAAGGGGATCGAAAACCCAATATCATCTGAATATATGACACATCATTATTTACGCAAGCGTCCAGAGCAATTGATTGGTGTGCCGTGGTTGCACGCTTCACTGCCTGACTTGTGGGATTACCGACAGTTAAAAGAGGATTCAATTGTAAAATCGCGTATAATATCAGATATTGTGATGTGGATGAACACAGAGGGATCGTCCTGGCCTGGTGCAAATAGCAAAAAAGACGACGGCTCTTTTGCATGGGAACCCGGAACAATTGCAAGGTCAAAACATAAACCGGAGATAATACAAGCTGACGATAAAGTTGGCGACATGCTAAAGCCGTTAATGAGAATGGTATTACTGGATGCGTGTTCTGGCGCAGGAATTAGTCACATGTCAGTTGCTCGCGATATGGAGGGTGTAAATTTTGCGGCTGCCAGAACAAACCTGATGGAGGACAGGCGGCAGTATAAATTTATACAAGATCACGAGATTAGACTATATCAAAAAATATATACTGACTTTTGCACGCAAATGGTGCTGGAAAACAAGGTTCCGGGATTAAATGTTGATACGTATTATTCAGATATGTGGAAATATACACAATGTCACTGGCAATCAGAGGGTTGGGATTGGGTTGATCCATCAAAAGATGCTAACTCCTCTGAGACTATGTTAAAAAACATGTTAACAAACTGGGAAGCGGAGCTTGGTAAGCGCGGTGTTGATTGGCGTGACAACGTAGATAAATTAGCAGAGCAAATAGATTATGCTAAGTCAAAAGGTATCGATTTGACAAAAGTGTTTGCGGTATCAAAAAACAATGAAAATGGGAGCAGTGAAAATGCCGAAGAAAATAACGATTCCAACAAATAATGAACTTAGATCAGGTGATTTTAACGGATGGGAAAGTCGGTCAGCTCAAATATTGCAGCGAGAGGGTAGTTCTGCAAATGATGAAAATCGAACAATTGAGGCTGTTATAACAACCGAGGATCCCGCGCTTGTTATTGATTGGGACAGATGGGAATATGTTGACGAAATACTGTTAGCAGATGGTGCTCAGATACCCGAGTCAAAACAGGTTCCGTTTTTAAACTGCCATTCGCGTTATGCCCTGTCTGACATTTTAGGATCAGCAAGAGGTGTTAAGCGTGAGGATAACAACCATGTTGCGACATTGAATTTTTCATCAATTGAAACAGCGGAGGACGCGTGGACGCTGGCAAGAGAAGGCCATTTGACAGATGTATCAATTGGTTACAAAATAGACGATGAAGAATCTGTTTATCTTGAACCTGAAACGTCAATTAAAATAAATGGTAAAACATATAAAAATGACGGCATCAGAACACTTGTCATTAGAAAAAAATGGTGGCTTAAAGAGGTTTCTGCTGTGCCGATTGGTGCAGATACAAAAGCGAAAATGAGATATGAAAACCACATACCTGAAAAGGAGAGCAATATGCCAAAAGAAAACAATTTACCCGATACCGGTGTGAGGAGTGATCCAATTACACCACAACAGCCTGTTCAACCAGAAGTTGCCAAGGTTGATTTTGTCAAAGCAGATCCTGAAGCTATACGCAAAGAAGCTGCCAAGTTGGCAGCTCGCACAGAGAAAGCAAAAGACACACTAAAAAAACGCGGTGAGCTTTTGAAATTGAAACAGGAAACTGTTGATGAGGTGATACGATCTGTTTCTACTGATGGTATCATTGATGACGATGGAGAGCAAAGAGCTATTGAGGCTATGTTTAAAAAAGCTGAAGAGGAGATAACTATAGTGAGCCCTAAAAGATCGGAAGCACGCGCATCTGTTATATCTGATGAATTTGACTCATTCAGAACTGCGGCAATCGATTCGCTGTGTTTACGATCTGGAATGAAAATAGGTGAGGAAAAAGAAAAGAACTTACGTCAATCTCAATACAACGGTATGGGACTATTGTCAACATGCCGGGCTTTTTTATCTATCTGTGGTGTTCGTGGGGCAGCATACATGAGCGCGCCACAGGTCTACGAGTCTCTCGTAAGCAACAGACACCATTTTTCGGGCAGGAGTTTTGCAACTGGAACGGGCGATCTTGCAAATGTCTTTCTTGACGTTGCAAACAAATCACTTTTTTCAGGGTGGGACGAAGAGCCGACTACGTATCAATTAATTGCTGGCACTGACGAAATCCCGAATTTTATGACAAAAAATGTCATAAAAATATCTGGCCTTGGTGAAGCCGAGCAGATAAAAGAAGGCGAGGGCTTCCCTTACACTGCAATGAATGATGCAAAAGAAACTGGTGCGCTTATCACAATTGGTTTGGCATGGAGTTTGTCAAGGAATGCAATAATCAATGACGATCTGAGTGCGCTTACAAAAGGGCCGAGCGAATTAGCTGCGTCTATACGGCGTTATGTAAACCGCTGGTTTTACACATTGCTGTATGGTACTGCAATGGTAGGCCCAACAATGGGTGAAGATGGTAAAGCTATGTTTCACGCTGATCACAGCAATTTTGTTGCGTCTGGATCAGGGG